GCAGGCCCAGTGAAGACTTCTATTATTGGTAAAGAGACTGAAGAATGTATTGAAGCATCTCAACGTGTTCAAGAAAATATGAATTACCAACTCATGGACAAAATGCCAGAGTACCGACCTGAACATGAAAGAATGTTATGGGGTTTAGGATTAGCAGGTAATGCGTTTAAGAAAGTTTATTATGACCCTACGTTAGAACGTCAAGTATCTATATTTGTTCCAGCTGAAGATATGGTTGTACCTTATGGCGCATCTAATCTAGAAACAGCTGAGCGTGTAACTCATGTCATGCGTAAGACAGAACAAGAGATTCACAATTTACAGCATATGGGATTTTATCGTGATGTAGAATTAGGTGAACCTGATTATGATTTAGATGAGGTAGAAAAAAAGATTGCAGAACAAATGGGATTCGATGCTACTAATGATGATAGATATAAAATATTAGAAATGAATGTTAACCTTGATTTAGAAGGTTATGAAGATGAAGATAAAGATGGCAAAACAGGAATAGCGTTACCTTATATAGTTACAATTGATAAAGGCACACAAGAAATATTAGCTGTTCGTCGTAATTGGAAACAAGAAGATAGCTTACAAAAACGTCGTGAACATTTTGTTCATTATGGTTACATTCCAGGATTTGGTTTTTATTGTTTTGGATTAATTCATCTAATTGGTGGGTTCTCTAAATCAGGAACTATGCTACTGCGTCAGTTAGTTGATGCAGGTACATTATCAAACTTACCTGGCGGATTTAAAGCTAGAGGTTTACGAATCAAAGGTGATGATACACCAATTGGACCAGCTGAATGGCGAGATGTAGACGCACCATCTGGAACACTCCGTGACAACTTAATGCCATTACCATATAAAGAGCCAAGCCAAGTGCTTGCAGGTTTAATGGATAAGATTATTGAAGAGGGTAGACGCTTCGCTTCTGCTTCAGATATGAAAGTATCTGACATGTCAGCTAATTCTCCAGTAGGTTCTACTCTTGCAATACTAGAGAGAACATTGAAAGTAATGTCGGCAGTTAATGCTCGAATCTATTACTCAATGAAAAAAGAGTTTTTACTACTTAAAAATATTATTAGAGATTACTCAGACCCTAATTATCAGTACGACCCTTCAACAGGAACACCAGGAGCTAAACAATCCGACTACAATAAAGTAAATCTTATTCCTGTAGCTGACCCTAATGCTGCAACAATGGCTCAAAAAGTTGTGCAGTATCAAGCTGTTATGCAAATGGCACAGCAGAATCCGGAAATATATGACTTACCTGAATTAAACAAACAAATGTTAGAAGTGCTAGGCGTTAAGAACATAAATAAACTTATACCTGATGAAGATAATGTTAAACAAATAGACCCTGTGTCAGAAAATATGAATATTATAAATGGTAAACCGGTTAAAGCTTTTCTTGACCAAGACCATGAAGCACATATTGCTGTACATATGGCGTTTGCAGAAGACCCTAAAATTAGACAGCTCGTAGGACAAAGCAGCAAAGCTAAAATGATTGAATCCGCAATGGAATCTCATATTGCAGAACACGTTGCATTTTTATATAGAATAAAAATAGAAGAACAATTAGGTGTACCACTACCACCTGTTGATGAACCTTTACCTGTAGATGTTGAAAATGAAATTGCTAGACTATCAGCAGCTGGTGCAGATAAATTGTTACAGTCTAACAAAGCCGAAGCCGCTCAACAAAAAGCTCAGCAACAAGAAGAAGACCCTATTATTCAAATGCAGAAAGCTGAACTTGAAATTAAAAAACAAGAGTCTCAAGTTAAAGCAGAAAAAACTAAAGCTGATATACAACTTAATATAGCAAAACTAGAACTCGAAAGAGAAAAAGCTACTGTTAATGTAGAGCGTGATATAACTCTAGCGCAAGCTAAGATTGCTTCTGCTGAAACAATAGTCGGAGCTAATATAGGCGCTAAAGCAGAGATGGAACAAAAACAAATACAAACTAAAGAAGTTCTTGAAGGAGCTAAATTAGGAGCGGCGGCGATAAATAAACAAAAAGATATTGCCCTTCGCGAAAAAGAATCTCAGGCGCGTAACGCGGCTCAGGTAGATGTAACAAAACTCAAGGATGAAACTAAACTTAACGATAAGGAATAAAAAATGGTCAAGGAAACGTTAATGCTTCTATCAACCCAGGTAGAGGAAAGACGCAAAGCATTACTAGAAAGTATGGGTAGAGGAACTGATAAGTTTGAAGCTTATTTAACCGCTACTGGGGAAATAAAGGGATACATGATAATCCAATCTATGATTTCTGATGCTCTTCGAGCTCATGAAAAAGGCGAAGAAGATTTTGATTCTACTCCAACGGATAGCGTGGTACAGAAATGAATACCTCTATTGCTACCCCAGAGAAAAAAATAGTTTCCATATCTGGAAAACCTATTAAATCACAAATTACTACAACTAAAGATGGTAAGAAAGTATCAGGAGATGAAGCTATTGCAAAATTAGCTACACAACTACCTGATGTTAAAGGCTATCGACTGTTGTGTATTGTTCCTGAAGCAGAGGAAACATACGATGGTGGTATTGTAAAATCTTCAGAAGTTAAAAAGATTGAAGAAGGAGCAACTGTTTGTTTATTTGTAATGCAGTTAGGCGACTTAGCTTACAAAGACAAAGCTAGATTTCCAGAAGGCCCGTGGTGTAAAGAAGGAGACTTTGTTATTACCCGTGCTTACGCAGGCACTAGGATTAAAATTCACGGAAAAGAATTTCGCATTATAAACGACGACACCGTAGAAGCAGTAGTTGATGACCCACGCGGATATGAACGCGCTTAAAAAGTCAGAACGTGTTTTAGTATATAACCGAGAATGGAAACGTAAAAATAGAACAAAAATGTTAGCACAAAGAAAACTTTATCGCGAAGCTAACAAAGATAAACAAAAAAATTATTTTAAAGAATACAGGTTAAATAATTTAGATAAAGAAGTTAAAAGAAATAGAGCTTGGGTTTTAAATAATCCTGATAAAAACAGAGCTAAACATTCTGTAAGAAGAGCAAGAATTAGAAAAGTAAATGATATTAAAACATTAGAAGCTAGGAAACAATTAGTAGCTTTGTTTAGACAAGCTGTAAAACGAGAAGATGAAACCGGATATGAATGGCATGTAGACCATACTATTCCGATAACTAGAGGTGGCAGACACTGCCTCACAAACCTTCAGGTAGTTCCAGCAAAATGGAATTTATCTAAAGGCAACCGACACGAACAAAAGTTCGTATACGCAACCAAGGAGAACTAGCATGGCAGAAATAATAAATGAAGTGCCCGACGAAGAAGAAATGACCGGAGGTGAAATAGAGGTAAATTTAGAAGAAAAAGGAACACCAGAAAAATCAACAGCGGATGTTGAACGAGTTGAACCTCAAAAATCAAAACAAGAAGAAATGTTTGAAGTAGAAGAAGTAGATGACACCCCACCCGAAGATAGAAACAAAGACCCTTTGCCTGAAGACATGGTTGAAACTTTAGAGAATGATACTTTAGAAGATTACTCTGAACGTGTTAAACAAAGAATGGCCCAACTTAAAAAGGTTTGGCATGATGAAAGACGCGCCAAAGAAGAAGCAGGTCGTGAAAGAGAAGAGGCTATAAAATATGCTCAATCTGTAACAGACCAAAACAAAAAACTAAAAACTACTTTAAGTAATGGTGAAGAAACATACCTTAAGACTTTAATAGACGCTTCTGAAAAAGAACTTAATTTAGCTAAACGAGATTATCGTGAAGCTTATGAATCTGGAGATACGGATAAAATTGTTGAGGCTCAAGCATTGATGAACAGCGCTCAATATAAATTGTCTCAAGCATCTGGATTAAAACCACAACATAGTGCTTCCCAAGAAGTACAAAGTAGTGTACAGTCAAATGAAACACCTCGTCCTCTAATACCAAAACCTGATGATAAAGCTACGGCTTGGCAATCTAAAAATACGTGGTTTGGAAAGGATGAAGAAATGACTAGCCTAGCATTAGGCTTGCACGAAAAATTAGTTAGAAATGG